TGTGTACTGGCGGCTGCGTAGGATTCAGGATGCTGGCAATGGTGTGAACACGATGGATGTACCGTTCCGCTTCCTTCCGTGTATGATTGCAGGGCTTGCTTCCTACCTTGCTTTAAAGGTTCCGGGGGGACTGGAAAGAGCGCAGATGCTCCAAGCGCAGTATGATGCTGCATGGGAATTAGCGGCAGGTGAGGACCGGGAGAAGGCAGCGGTCAGATTTGTCCCACGGCAAATGTTTATTAACTGATCATGGGCAATAGGTTTACTCAAGGCAAACGGGCAATATCGGAATGTGACCGATGTGGTTTCCGTTTTAAGCTTAAGAACCTAAAAGGTTTGGTTGTCAAGACCAAGTTCATTCAGGTGATGGTTTGCCCTGAGTGCTGGGATCCCGATCATCCGCAGCTTCTTCTTGGGATGTACCCGGTTGATGATCCTCAAGCTTTGCGTAACCCTCGTCCTGATCGCAGCTACGTTACTTCTGGGTTACTTGATAATGGGTACTTAGGCGAAGGTAGCAGAGCTATTTTCTGGGGATGGAACCCTGTTGGAGGTGCTAGTTTGTTTGATTCTGTACTGACCCCAAATCCTCTTGTCGCCGTTGGATCAATCGGCACTGTCACTGTAAGCACAACGTAAGGAACTATTATGAAATCAGATATGGCTGGGGAGAAATCCCTGATCAAGAAAGCGTTTAAGCAGCACGATGCCCAAGAGCATAAAGGTGGCAAAGGCACATCTTTAAAGCTTAAAAAGGGTGGCCCGACTACCGACGACCGTATGAAACTAGGGCGTAACATGTCCCGCGCCAAGAATCAAGGAGACTAATCATGGCTACATTTAGCAAGAAGATGGGCGGCAAAGAAGTTGGCGATGCTGCGGTCTACGCCAAACCTCACTCCATGTCGGGTAAGCCCGGTGCAAAACCGTCTGATGATTTGCAGCGTTTAGCGGCAGTCAATGTCTTCAATGAAAAAGGCATGGTCAAGCACAGCACTCCTGTGACCATTGGCCCACTGAAAGAAGAGAAGACCACTGGCATCAAGATGCGCGGTGCTGGCGCTGCTACTAGGGGCTTCATGTCCCGTGGACCGATGGCGTAAATTATGAACTACACCCAGTTGCAAACCGCAGTAGAAGACTACTGCGAGAACACTTTTACTGCCACTGACTTCTCAATCATGACGAAGTTGGCAGAGCAAAAGATTTACAACTCGGTGCAGTTACCTTCGTTGCGTAAGAACGTGACGGGGGCTTTAACGGCTACAAACAAGTATCTGGCATTGCCGGATGACTTCTTGTCAGTCTTTAGTTTGGCAATAGTTGATGCGCTAGGGGCGTACAGTTATTTACTTAACAAGGATGTTAACTTTATCCGGGAAGCGTACCCCACCCCAACGGATACAGGCACTCCTAAGTACTACGCGGTATTTGGGCCTGACAGCGCTACGCTACAGGAGTTAACTCTCATCCTTGGGCCGACTCCAAATGCAGGGTTAACAGCAGAGCTTCACTACTTCTACTACCCTGTCTCCATTGTGACAGCGGGCACTTCATGGCTTGGTGACAACTTTGACTCTGCGCTGTTTAATGCGGTGATGGTTGAAGCTATCCGGTTTATGAAGGGTGAGCCCGATTTAGTTGCTATGTACGACGCGCAGTACAAGCAGTCGCTTACGCTTCTTAAGAACCTGGGTGATGGTAAGTTGCGGCAGGACGCATATCGTAGCGGGCAGGTCCGCACTCAAGTTATCTAAGGAATTATCATGGCTTTTACAGGCAACGCCTTTTGTACTTCAGCCAAAGTTGGATTCCTTACTGGGACATACACCCCGTTGACTGATACGATGAAGATTGCGCTGTACACCAATTTAGCCACGTTGGATGCAACGACAACGGCTTATACGTCTTCTGGTGAGGTTGTAGGCACAGGGTATACGGCTGGTGGGAACACGTTAACAGGGAACGCAATCAGTTATTCTGGCACTACGGCGTGGATTACTTTTAATAATTCTAATTGGACGGTTGCGACGTTTACAGCCCGTGGGGCATTGATTTACGACAGTACGCGGGCCAACGCAGCCATTGCAGTGTTAGACTTTGGCTCAGACAAAACGTCAACGGCTAGTACGTTTACTGTCCAAATGCCTGTCGCAGGTGCCACTACCGCACTCATCCGCATCGCTTAACCGGTTCGGAGTCTTAAATGGCTGATAGATACTGGGTAGGGGGTGCTGGTACTTGGGACGCGACAAGTACAGTCCACTGGTCTGCTACATCTGGTGGTGCTGCTGGGGCCAGTGCGCCTACGTCTGTGGACAACGCTATCTTCAATAATTTGTCCAATGCCACGGCCTATGCGGTGACTATTGGCACGAATGCCGTCTGCCTTGACGTAAGCATCTCTGGCCCCGCTGTGGGCAACGTGACTATAACGTCTGGCGCTACAGCGGTCATCAATGTGTATGGTAGTTGGTTGAGCGCGGCTACGGGGGTGGTCTTTACTACTACCGCTGGCGCTATTGTAAACTTTTTAGCCACAACTACAGGCAAGACAGTTACCGCCAACAATATCACGTTGGGGGGAATGACTGTAAACTTTAACGGAGTTGGCGGTGGTTGGACATTAGGTAGCGCAATAACTATTACGGGCGGGGCTTCCCCTACCATCCTTGCGGGTACGTTTGATACCGGTGGGTTTGCAATGACGTTGAATAGTTTTAATTCTTCAACAACTACAAACGTAAGAGCAATAAATCTAAACGCTTCTGTTATTACTTGCTCTGGAACTGGGCCAGTCAGCCTAGCTGCTACCAATCTTACGTTTAACGCTGGTACGTCTACAATAACTTGTTCTAATTCACCACCCAATTTTGGCGGTGGGGGGCATACGTTTTACAACGTTAATTTTAACAATGCTACCGCAGTTATTGGCACAGTAACAATCACCGGCGCTAATACCTTTAACAACCTAAACGTAACCACAACAACGCTACAAAAAGTCATCACCCTCAGCGCTAATCAGATTGTCAATGGCACCCTGACCCTTGGTGCTACAAACACAGCGCCGTTCCGTATGAGTGTTGTAAGCGACGTTGTAGGCACCCCACGCACCCTGACGGTTGCTAATATTGCTACTCTAGCCGATGTTGATTTTCGAGACATTAACGCAGCGGGGGCTAGTATAGCTTTGGGGAATTGGGCGGGTACTCGCATTGGTAACTGCTTAGGCAACAGCAACATCACTTTTGCTGCTGGCGCTACGAAATACTGGAACCTTGCGGCGGGTGGCAACTGGACTTCTACAGCCTGGGCCTTGACATCTGGCGGTGCTGTAGCGGTTAACAACTTTCCCTTGGCGCAAGACAGCGTTATTATCGAAGACACCGGGCTGACGGCTGGCAATACGATAACGATAAACAGTAACGCAGACATTGGCTCGCTGTCAATGGCGACAAGAACAACTGCGTTGACACTTGCGTTAGGGAACACTGATCCCCGGTTTTACGGCAACGTAACGCTTTGTTCATCGTTAACAACAACGGGCGTTAGTTCGCCTACCTATCAATTTCAAGGGCAAGGATTAGCTAACACTCTTAATACTGCTGGGGTTACTTTAGCCCTTTCGCAATTTAATGTTAATTGCCCCAATGGGTCGTTAACTTTAGCCAACAATACTACTATTGAACTTACTGCCAGTAGTTCAGGAACAGCAATACTTTCTGCGGGGACTTTTAACCTTAACGGTTTCAACCTAACCGCTGTTGCATTTAGTAATTCTAATGCAACTGCCAGAACCTTTACCCAAGGCTCTGGCACAATAAACATAACGGGTAGTAATGGTTTAATTTGGAATTCATCAAACGCAACAGGTCTTACCTACACAACCAGACCCGTTGTTAACTTTACCTACGCTGGTTCTACCGGCAGTAGAACAATAACAACCAACGCTACAAGCATAATAGACGCAAACATAACCGCTGGCACAGATAACGTCATCCTAGCCACAGCAGTTGGTAACTTAAACTTTACTGGTTTTGCTGGTAGTCTTGCCAACAGCACCCGTACTATCTACGGTAATCTGACCCTAGCATCCGGCATGACGCTCACTAGCGGCGCGTTAGTCACTACGTTTGACAGGACAGGCACACAGACAATTACCAGCAACACCAAAACAATGGATTTCCCGGTAACTTTTAGTAGTACGGGAACCATCAACTGCCTTGATGCTTTGACGTTAGGTTCTACACGGGCGCTCACCTTCACAGGCGGCACTCTGAACCTTGCTGCCAGCACAACCAGCACCGTAGGCTCGTTTACTACCTCGGGCACAACCATGAAGTACCTGGGCAGCACTACCCCCGGAACTCAGGCAACGATCTCTGACGCAGGTGGCACTGATACGGTAACGTACCTGACAATTCAGGACTCAAACGCTATCGGCGGGGCTATTTGGGATGCCCTTGCAACCACAAACGCAGACAACGGCAACAATACTGGGTGGGGGTTTACCCTACAAGTGCCCGTTACAGGCGTTGTAGCCTACGGACTGATTGGCCCGGTCAATGTCTGGGGTTTAGTAAATGACACGCAGACTCCTAGTTGGGTTATCATCCCTGATGGGCAGACCCCTGGCTGGGGGGCAGTATCAAACCCGCAAACACCAAATTGGCAGACCGTCACTGCATAGGATAGAAAATGCCTTCATCATACACCCCGTCACTGAAACTTATCCTTCAAGCTACCGGCGAGAACAATGGTAGCTGGGGGACGCTGACCAACTCAGACTTTACGTCCCTTGTGGACGTTGCTGTTGCGGGGTATGTGGATGTGCCGTTTACATCCCCTGGGGCTGATCAGACTTTGAGTAACGGGGACGGAGCCGCAGCCAATCAAGCACGATATGCGTATATAAACATGTCAAGCGCTATCTCGGCAGCGCGGAACGTCATTGTCCCCACCGCAAGTAAAATATATCTAATCAAGAATTCCACAACCGGTGGTTTTGCTATCACCGTGAAGACTGCTGCGGGCACAGGAATTTCCGTCCCCAATGGCAAGGCAATGCTACTGCTGTGTGACGGCACCAATGTCGTTGATGCAGTTACTGCGTTTTCTTCTTTAAATGTTAACGGCACACTAAGTGGCGGCACCAGCAATACAGGGTATTCATTCAGTGGCAGCGCACCAGCAACGTCTTTGGCGCTGGATACCGCAGGTCGGCTTGGGATTGGTACTGCAAGCCCCGGCGCAATAGTAGAGGCTTATGGTTTTCAGCCTGAAGTTAGGCTTAGAGCCAGCTCAACGCAACCTATTGTTTCATTCTATTCCAATGACTTAAATGCGGGAACTAGAAACTGGGCAATTATATCTTCATATGATGCTTACGGTGATTTAGTATTTAGGGTATCCAACGCTCTTGGCGGTAATCCGCAAACAGCCGGGACAACGGCAATGACCCTGAATACCTCCGGCAACCTTGGTATTGGGGTTACGCCGAGTGCTTGGAGTGGGATTAGCGGGGCAGCGTTTGAAATCAAAGGTAATGCTTATCAGTACAGCACTACGGGCGTAATGTCGATTGGTGCAAATGCGTATTTCAATGGCACTAACTGGATTTATAAAACAACGCAAGCCGCGACACGGTATGAACAAGTAAACGGTCAGCATCAATGGAGTTACGCAGCCTCCGGCACAGCAGGTAATGCAATCTCCTTCACTCAGGCGATGACCCTGGACACCTCCGGCAACCTTGGTTTGGGGGTTACGCCGGGAACTTGGTCTGCTGCAGCAAAAGCAATTGAGTTTGCGTACCCTACCTTTGGTATGGATTCAGCGGGAAAAGCATTCGTATCATTTAACGGCCGTAATTCATCAGGCACAACATGGGTATATAAGAGTAATGATCCTGCGACTCTTTACACACAGTCTGCTAGCCATACTTGGTACAACGCCGCATCAGGCACAGCAGGTAACCCGATAACATTTACCCAGGCAATGACCCTGGACTCCAACGGCGCGTTGCTGCTCGGCGATACTACTGTGGGGCCACAGAATACTAATTCCATCAATTTTAATATTGGTACAGGTTACGGGTTTAATGCACACGTTAATCATATAATCGGAACCGCTTCGACAATCCCGTACTTTAGTTTTAATTACAACGCTGTTCTCATTGGCTCTATCACCCAATCCGGCACCACGGCAGTCCTCTACAACACCACATCCGATTACCGGCTCAAGTCTAACCAGCAACCGCTGGAGAATTCTGGTGCGTTTATTGATGCGCTTAAGCCGACAAGTTTCGTTTGGACTTCTGACGGTCGCAAAGATGTAGGTTTTATTGCGCATGAGTTTCAAGAAGTAGCCCCAAGCTCAGTTACCGGCGTCAAGGACGAAGTGGATGATGAGGGCAAACCCAAGTACCAAGCCATGCAAGCGGGCAGTGCCGAAGTAATTGCAAACCTCGTTGCTGAACTCCAGTCCCTTCGTAAACGTATCGCAACACTGGAATCAAAATGATCACACTTACGCTGTCCGCTGAAGAAGTCAACGCCGTCCTGCAAGTGCTGGGCGAACTGCCCAGCAAGACCGGTGCCTGGGTGCTCCTGATGAAAATCAAAGAGCAGGCCGAGTCGCAGACCAAGAAGGAAGAAGCATGACGCTACCCAACTTGCCAGCGGACAAGGCCAACCATGCGATCTACGGCGCGGCGATATTCAGCGCAGTACTGCTGATCGCCAGCCTGCTGCGGGCGCCGCATGAGTTCATCACCGCCGCGGTGGTGGTTGCGATCGTCGCGGTCGCAAAGGAACTCAACGACGCCTGGATCAATTACCGCGCCACCGGCAGCCCTATGCACGGTCCGCACGGTGTAGAGGCGCTGGACGCCGTCGCGACGTGTTTCGGCGGCGTGCTGGCTGCGCTGCCTGTGCTGATCCTGCGGGGGGTGTGAGTTGATTGAATCCCAGCCGTTGATCAACTCACTGCTCGGTGTTGCGTGTGCGGTGATCGGGTGGTTTGCTCGAGAGCTTTGGAACGCGACCAAGGATCTGCAATCCGACCTTGCAAGCCTGGCGGTTGAGTTGCCGAAAACCTACGTCACGCGCGACGACTACCGAGCCGACCTGCGCGACATCAAAGAACTACTTGGCCGGATTTTCGACAAGCTGGACGGGAAGCAGGACAAATGACACTGATCGAACAGCTGCGCCGGGAGGAAGGTAGCGTCCGGCATGCGTACAAAGACAGCCTCGGACTGTGGACGATCGGCGTCGGCCGGTTGATCGATGAGAGCCGCGGCGGCGGCCTGAGCCAGGACGAGATCGACTACCTGCTGGCCAACGACATCAAGGCCAAGACCACCGAGGTGCTGGCTGCGCTGCCGTGGGTGTCCAGGCTGTCTGAGCAGCGCCAGGCCGTGATCATCGGCATGGCCTTCCAGATGGGCACCAAGGGACTCCTCGCGTTCAAGCACACGCTGGGCAGCATCGAGGATGGCCAGTACGCCGAGGCCGCCAAGGGCATGCTCGACAGCGGTTGGGCCAAGCAGACACCAGCTCGGGCTCGGCGCCTGGCGCAACAGATGGAGACCGACACATGGGCTTCGACCTGAAGTCTGCGCTGGGCAGCGTTGCGCCGATGCTGGCCACCATGTTGGGTGGGCCGCTGGCGGGGACTGCGGTCACAGCGCTCGAGAGCGCGCTCGGCCTGGCGCCTGGCGCCGGTGCAGACGGGATCACGACCGCGATGTCGGCCGGCATGACGCCCGATGCGATCTCGGCGGTGCGTGCTGCTGACCAGCACCATGTCGAGCTGATGGCGCAGCAGGCGATCGATGTTCAGAAGATGAACCTCGACTTCGAGACCGCCATGGCCAAGGCCGATGTCGAGAACGTGATCTCGGCGCGCAGCAGCAACGTGGCTGGCGGGACGCAGGTCATGCTGTTCTGGCTCTCGCTGGCGTTGCTCGCAATCGGCCTGGGCGCCGAGGCCTGGGTGCTGTTCCACGGCGTGCCGGAGACCGTGCATGACATCGTGACCGGGCGCATCCTGGGACTGCTCGATGCGGTTGTGATGATGGTGCTCGGGTATTGGTACGGCACCAGCCACAGCAGCAGTCAGAAGACCAGCCTGCTCGCCCAGGCGCCGGCCAAGGCCTGAGCATGATCGATGGACGCACCAGGGTTCAACGCCGGGGCTAAGGCAGCGCTCGGGACGATAAAGGAATCGATCGAGGTCGGCCGGGAGGCCGGCAAGCTGGTCGAGGGCATGCAGGCCGATGTCCGCGCTGTGGTTGCCCAGCAACACCAGCAGCGACTGCGGGCTCGGGAGCAGGAAGAGCAGCTTGGCGGCCAGCAGGAGCGGCGCGCTTACCGGCGGTTCATGGATCTCGAGGCCGACCTCAAGGCCACGGAGCAACTGAAGCGCGAGATCCTGGGCCGGCACGGCAAGAAGGGATGGGACGAATTCCTGCGGGTCAAGAGCGAAGTCGAGCGGCAGGATCTTGAGGAGGCCGCAGCCATACACACGGACGAAGACCGGATAGCGGATCTGGCCTGGTGGTGCTTTGGCGCAGCGGGCGTGGTTGTGTACTTTCTGGTGCTCTTCTGATGAAGCACCTACCAAAGATCTTCTGCATCGCTGTGATGGTGTTCTGTTTCGCGGCGATTGTGGTCAAGCACTCAGCCAGCCATGACGCGCCGCGGCACATCCGGCCTTGATCTGGGCCTGGAAATTTTATGAATACTCAAAGGGTGAACCATGGCTGACGAAATCAAGAACTGGGATCCGACCTGGCGCGACAGCAGCGCTGGCTGGCTGCAGGAGCAACTCAAGAAG